TACTCACATGCCTTATAAGCCTCACAAAACTGCATATAAGCAGTTTGGGCCGCACATACCTCACGGTAATATCTGACGCCCAAGGCACATAACAATCCAATTCCACAAACAGCTAACCCTGGCCATTTCCACGATATTGGTGGCTCGGCAGGTGAGTGTGCAGCCAAACACACCAATTGTCTATCTTTTGCCTGACTGTTCTCTGACACATAACGAAGGAACGGAGAAAGTGCTATACGTTTCTTTAACGCGCCCAACATGCCAAGCTTATCACAATCATTAACAAAAGTAACAAGAGATCTCTCCGGCAACGGGGCGCTAGGCGGCACAAAAGATGTCTGTATCTTCTTAAACAGATGTTGCAACGTATCCCAACTATGCAACATCAATGTAGGCATTTGTGGGCGCTTAAATTCAACTAAGCCAATTGACTTCAACACGGTAATCAAGCCGAATGTCAATCCTCCCAACAAACCACCCCAAAATGACAAAGCAACGCCAACTTGCAAGGTTTTCGCAGTAGTCTTAAACACCAAGCCACGGGCATTGGCCATCAAGGTTTCACTGCCGAAATACCATTTCCGCAGATTATACAAACCAAAAGACAAAGATGAGCGCTGATGAAACATAACATACAGTAAGGTTCCCGTTGCGATCTTATTGAAAATCTCCGGAAACCGTTCGCGCAACAACACCATCTGTGGATCATGCATCATATTGGTGTGTACCTTTGCAACCAAGGTTTCTGTTATATATCCCCCACAACTCTTGACCGCTGCCGACAAAGATAACTCACTATACGTCTGGACATGGTACCACAAGTCTTCACTGTACCACTGATATTCAAACGGAAACAATGAAGGAAACATCTTGGATAACGGACCAAGTCCAATTGTTGAAAGAAATCTGTAAATCAAAGAACGACAGTCTTCTTGCACAACACCCACAGTCACTGCATGATCATACTTATACGCAACTAAAGGCTGTGATGGTCGAGCACGTTTAGCCACCATAACTAAACTATATGGCTCACCGGGTCGTACAATGGCTATATCCATTGGATAAGCTGGATCTTTTGAACTGCGATCAAATAGCCACATTGGATCGGGATGCGGAGCATAAGGCACGGTCATAGGATCTGAACTAAATCGAACAAAACCATACGCTGGACCAGGTTCAAAGACTCGATACCAAACGCCCTCAGGATGGTAAGATTGGTTAACACAAAACACATCGGCCCCCGCCCACCCATGG